GTCAAAGTTATCCAGAGATGGATAACCCGACAGCCTGCTGTGCATACCCACTAATGAGAGTAATCTCATATTCCAAGAAGGGAACTTCTCAGATGTCGTCCAATGTTCCGCGGGTGTCTGTACAAGATGTTAGTTTTGTACAGCCAGCCTTTAGGCTAGTTGCCAAACCACATAATGTGATTGGCAAACCACTCACGGTCAAAATTGGTACGACGACCTCCAAATTATGGAAGTCAGAGGGGCATCCTATTAACCGGAAAACCGGTAAATACGAATCTGGGGGTCCGTTTCACGTGACCCATACCGGGGTGTTTATTAATCCCGGTAGCGTTTCGAATATCGTTAATACGAAAAAGGAAAAGTTGTATTCCGGTCCCGTATTTGGCGATTTCTATTCGTCCAGTCCCATAGGTTCTAATTACAAAGCTATCGTTCAAGGTCAGGATGAAAATCTCCTGAACGAAAACGGAGCTACTGCAATTTCCCTATGTGCGCCCACTAATCCTACCGCCAATCTCTCCACTACGCTTGCTGAATCATTCCGAGAGGGAATTCCTTCCCTCCCAGGGATTCAGTCTTGGCGCAAGAGAACTGAGATTCTGCGTAATGCAGGCTCAGAGTACCTCAACGTCCAGTTCGGATGGCTACCACTAGCTCATGAAGTTAATGAGACCGTGAAGGCCGCCCGATTTCATCGTGACATAATGCAAAATTATCGTCATAATGAAGGCGCTAACGTACATCGGCGGTTTGATTTTCCTTCTGAGAATCAGAGGTGGGAGGAAGAGATTTCCTCCCAGAACCCGATCTCTGGAATCCTATCATCGGATTACATTGATGCGGGCCAAACCTCTGCAAAGCGTGTAGTCTCTGTTGAGAAACAGAGGAAGAGATGGTTCGAGGGCTGCTTTACCTACGGCGGTCCGTCCAAAACTGATAGCTTTGGACGCGCTATAGGCTTCGGCTCAGAGGCCGATGCAGTCTACGGACTTAATCTTTCCCCAGATGTTCTCTGGGAGCTTACGCCTTGGAGTTGGGCCGTCGATTGGTTTACGAACGCTGGAGATGTTATTCATAACATCTCTAATTTCGCGGTCGCCGGTCTTGTGATGCGGTATGGGTTTATGATGGAAGAAACCATCGAAACCTATAGCACGGAGTGGAGTGATGGAGCGTTTAAGGGGTTAAACCCTGACAACACTTTTTCACACCTCCGCGAAGGGTCAGGCTCCCGTGGTTTTGTTACGACCACGAAGAGTCGCGCCCCCGCTAACCCCTTTGGGTTTGGTGTTGGCTGGACGGATTTATCACCGACCCAGCTCGCCATAACTGCAGCAATTGGTATCACCCGATTGTTGTAGTAGTTGTTACTACTACGCCAATTCAGGTGGACAATCCACCGTTCCAAATAAGGAGTGTGCCTATGGCACTGACCGATCCCCAGAAATTCAAAGAAGTCGCCGGTACGGAAGTGACTGCTCCCCGTGTTTCTACGGGGGACTTCAAGTCCGTATACGAGACTTCTGACGGTCTGAACAAGTTGACTCTCTCTACGAGTGAGTCTTCTTCGAACAGGCGCCGTCATCTGGTGCGTATCGACGTCGAAAAGCTCGCTACCAACATTTACGAAGAATCCAAAAAACAGGCAGTCTCGATGAGTTGTTATCTCGTCATAGACCGTCCGTTCAACGGATACTCCGTTGCAGAAGCGAAGAAACTGGTGGAAGGCCTTGTTGGCCTCCTGTCGGCTTCAACGTATTCGCTCACCGAAAAGGTCCTCGGCGGAGAGAGCTAACGCTCCTTCTGCCTTAGACCTTCTTCTCGATCATCTTTCAGGTGATCCTTAAGAAATTCGGTGAAATGTTATCCACTTTCACTTTGAATTTGGAAGTGTTAGTGGAATTCCTTGAAAGGAGGTAGTGTGGCCGGTTATGATTATAACCATGCCTCATCGGGCACCCATCATGCTGTCACGGTGATTCTCATCGTGTTCATCATGTTGGCGCTCGGTGGCTTGACGATAGGCCTGAATGTCCTAGACCACATTTAGTGGTCATTCTGCCTTTGGAACGGGCAGTTTGGACATTCTCCCTTCAGTGTGCTAGGCTAAGGATAACCACCTCTATTAGGAGGGGCTATGAAAAGCCTGATTGCACTCTGGAATGTGTTAGCCAATGAAATGGCTAGCAGGTGTAGCACTAGCACCACCATGGATAGTAAAACTATCCTTGGACGAACCGAAAAAGAGGGTCTATCGTTTCTGACGATTACCCTTCCAACCTTTGGAAAAGACTTACAGTACTGTCTTGACCAAGGGTTCATCGTTCCCAAAGCCTTTCTCTCATTTAGAAAGTCTGGCTCGTGTCTCCCCTCATTTTTGAGAGGTTTCACGGAACGTATTTTCGATTCTGGTACTGGTGTCCTTTTGGATGAGCCGGATATTGAAGCCATCTACGCTATAAGACAGTTGACTCTGATCTTTAGCAAGATGCTCCTGCCGTGCACTCCCGAGAGGGAGCGTAAGGCTATGTCCGATTATATCCAATGTGATATGGAGGTCGATAACATTGAATCCACTCTGCCTCATTCTGATGTTTCTGAATTTGGCCGTATGGCTCAATTGTTGTTTAGTTCTCTTTTCTCTGAATTAGATCGCAAGATCTATGACGGAGATATTGTCCCTAAACATGGTCCCGGTGCTGTTGCCGAGAAACTTACCAGCAATGGTAAGTATCAGAGCCAGTACTGGACCGACCGTCTAGAGGAGGTTTTCCATGTTGGAGACTTCCTCTATCCTAATCCTCGGTTTATTTCCGAAGATTATAGTTCTGACGGTATCGACTTCCACGAACCTGGTGCTGAGATGCCCAGTCGGGTCATCTCAGTTCCTAAGACGCAGAAGACGCCACGCATCATAGCCATAGAGCCCTCTGCTATTCAATATGTTCAGCAGGGATTGCTTGAGGCCATAATGCAAAACATCCATTCTTCTTTTTTGGATGGATTTATCGGAACTAGGTCCCAGGAGCCTAACCAGCTCCTAGCCCAGAAAGGATCCTTAGATGGGTCCCTTGCAACGCTCGATTTGAGCGAGGCTTCTGATAGGGTGTCTTCTAAGCTCGTCCGTACCCTAATGCGCAACCATCCTCTTTCTGAGAGGGCGGTCTTTGCATGTCGGTCAGAACGGGCTTCTGTTCCTGGTCAGGGAATAATTTCCTTGTCCAAGTTCGCGTCTATGGGTTCGGCTCTTTGCTTTCCCATGGAGGCTATGGTCTTTTTGACCATTATCTTCCTTGGGATTGAGAAAGAGCAAGGACACCATTTCACTAAGAAAGCAGAGTTACTTGCCTTCCTTGGTGAGGTGCGCGTTTACGGAGATGATTTAATTGTCCCCGTAAAATATGTGCATACCGTTGTTGACCTTCTTGAGCACTTTGGTGCCCGAGTTGGCCGTCCTAAGAGCTTCTGGAACGGTTCGTTCCGGGAGTCTTGTGGAAAAGAGTATTTCAAAGGCCATGACGTAAGTTATGTCAAGGTTCGGAGAAATTTCCCTTTACAACGGCAGCAAGTCGCTGAGGTGGTGTCACTAGTAGAACTCAGGAACCAGTTTTACTTTGCTGGTAACTGGGGTATCTGCAAGTGGCTAGATGGTAAGATAGAAGGGATTCTTCAATACTTCCCTTCTGTTGAACCAACCTCCCCTGCGTTAGGTCGACACTCCTTTCTCGGTTATGTTTCTGAGAAAGAAGACGAGCACCTTCATAGGCCTTTGGTTAAGGCCCATGTGGTGTCATCTGTTCCTCCTCGGGATCCTCTCGAGGGACCAGGTGCCTTGCTTAAGTTCTTCCTTAAGCGTGGATCCGATCCCACGTTCGATGTGGAGCACTTAAGACGCGCTGGGCGTCCTCGTACCGCCTACATCAAAACGAGGTGGGTACCCCCTTACTAAGGGGTTCCCTGGACTGATGGATTATATCCATCTGGCTCTTAATTGAGCCAGGGAGATCTTGCGATCTCTGGAAGTGGC